GGATGTCCGGAAAAAACTGTTCCATGTATTACCCCTCTCATTTTTAGTTTAGTAAAAAATTTGTTGGATAATCTAACTAAAGCCGACAAAACTTCAGGTAGCAAGTAATTCGGAACAGCACATCTGCTATCAGCCAGTATTCTCGGTAGCATGAATTTCATGAGTTTATGATCTACTATGTCTATTAATTCGAACGATTGATGTGCATCGTGAGAGCTACCGTCGTAAGAGTAAACGTTGTCATCATGAAAACTGGCTTTATTGTTACGTAGCTTCATGATCTTATCAGAGAGTTCGCTAGTAGAATAACCGGAAATAAAGCCGTGTTCTATCTTTTTCATAATTTTTATCATAATTCTAGCTAAGTAAGCACCAACTGCTTTCATAGATGGTGAAGGATTAAATATCATTCTAGGTCTAACATCACATAACTTATCGAAATGTACCTCATTAGTTTTAGACATTAGTTCGAAATTCACGTCAATCTTCTGTTTATTTAAGAACTCTTTAAAACCATTAACATAAATTTTCCTTTTGGAAGGGTCGGTGTCATTAATAAATTTTTCGAAAGAATAATCGTCATCTGTTAGATTCAATATAGATTCTGCCATTTTAGATTCATTGTCTTTAAACCACTTATTATCAACGAAATTCTTAAATAAATACAAGGTTTCCGGTTCTGGACTCAAGGCTGTATTAAATCCTCTAGCAAAAATGCAAGCGTCTATATTCTTTTGGCAATGTCCAAAGTGTATAGGAGTTTCCGTATTCAAAATTTTTTCATAGGTATGATCTTCACATGTACATACTGGTTCTTGGCCTTTGCGTAAAATTTCAATATATTCGTTGCCCACAGAATGATAAAATTTCTTAGAAACAGTCTGATCAAAGTGTCTCTCAGGGATTCGATCCAGATCATCAAAATCATTGAACCGGAGAGGGGTCTTTTTTCCCTTGACAGGATCTGTTTTGCATCGTTTTCCCTTCTCGGTTTTTCCAATCTTAGCGTTCTTGATCTTGTGAGAGATCGCAGGACTGTCGTTAGATTTCAGACTAGCGATTTTGTCACTTTGGAGATTAGTAGAACTATCAGTTATACCGCTTATTTGAATAGTCATAGTATTCATCAATTGTCCATTAACCCATTCTAGCCCAGGATTGATTGCATTAGAAGGGTTGCCTCCTCCTATCATGCTATCGTCATTCATATTATTACCGTTGTAATTGACGTTAATATAATTCTTCAACTGCATTATCTTAGACCTATATTCAGGATCATTGAAGAAGTGTCTGAAATAATAATAACATGAATAAAAAACGTCCTTGATCCTCTCCCATAAAGTCTTACCTTTAAATCTCATTTCATTGTTATGAAGATCATGGAACTCAGGAGCATCTAAGCAAGAAATTAATCTTTTCCTTATCACGCTTTGTGTATACAGCCATAGCGCAGCATTTTCGTTGAAATCTTCGGAAGAA